ACCACAACATCTTCAGCTTCTCCATGATGTTCTTGTAAGTCATATAAATATTCCCTCCTTATTTGACAGTAGATTGGTGGTATGTTTGCATTTAAATAAGCCATAGTTAATCGTAAATATCTCCCCAAGTTTCTCCTGATTCATAGTCAACTTTGTTGGGGACTTCTAAGTTAACAGCATTTTCCATGATCTCAATAATCTTTTGAGCGTGTTCGGGTGACTCAACAGATAAATCAAGTTCATCGTGTATTTGTATGTGTGCAATAATACCTTCTTTATAAAGTTCGACCATAGACTTTTTTGTCATATCTGCAGCAGAACCCTGTATAAGTTTATTTAATGCTTTGTAAGTATAGGCTCTCTTGATCCCTGGTCCGTGTTCCTTGAGCGCTTCTTCATGGGGCATGGCTTTGTGCATACCAAAACTATTTGGTTCCCATAAATGAAACCTACATAGTCGTCCTAGTAATGTTCTAATCTGACCACGATCTTGTGCACGGTTTGATGTAGCATTCATCAATTGTTTTACAAACGGTACTCTTGCATGATATTGATTAAATAATTCTTCTGCTTTTTCTTTTGTAACACCAAGTTCTGCTTGTAATTTATTTTTACCCATCCCATAAAATAATCCTAAATTAATAACTTTGGCTTGTGCTCTTGGTATCCTGGCCATGTCTGCAACAATCTGATGAAAGTCTGTTGAAGTATCATTGTTGTATGCATCAATAACATCATTAACTGATGGATATTTAAATAGAGACGCATAGTGTACAACTAATCTTGGTTCTTGTTGTGAATAGTCAAAACATCCCCAGGTATGTTTTTGCTCTGGTAAAAACAAAGATCTAATCAATGGTCCAAGATCCTTGTTTCTTGCTGGAAGTTGCTGTAAGTTTGGATTATTGTAACTAAAACGACCAGTTACTGTTCCTCCAGTATCAGATCGTATTTGGTTAATCTCTGCATGGATTCTGCCTTTATGTTCGTATTTAATAATTGTATCAATAAATGTTGTATGTGCCTTGTTAATTTCTCTTGCTTTTGCTATGCTTTGCACCAAAGGATGTTTATGTTCTTGCAAAAAATTTTTGGTAAAAGATGGTGACTGGGTTTTTTCAGTTCTGGGGTACTCTAGTGAAAGCTTGTCAAAAACTTTGGCAATCGATCGGGCAGCCCATATCTGAGGCTCTATTCCTGTTTCTGTTTTTACTTGGTGGAGTAATTCTTTTTCTTCTCCAATTAACTTTTGCTTCAATTTGTGCGCTCGTTCAACGTCCACCCTTACACCCAAAAAACGCATGTCTACCAGACAAGGAAAAAGATCAGTCTCTAAATTAAAAATACTTTCAATGTCTTGATGAATAATTTCTTTTTTCATCATCTGCCATAAATCTAATGTTAACTCTGCATCTCGTTCTGCGTAGGATCCAACTTCCATCGCTGGCAGTTGCCACATGTCTGCTTTTGGATCTAGTCCTCTAGACTTTGCAGCTTCAATTAAATCATTTTCAGATTTACCATAACCAAGGTAGTCCCACCCTAAACTATTTAAACTATACTGATAACGATTCTCATCTACAAGAGATGCTGCAATCATGGTATCAACAATCACACCATTTATTTTTATACCCAAGTGACGTAACCAACACACATCGTACATTGCGTTGTGAAAAATTTTGACAGCATCAGTAGACATGGTATCCTGTAACCATGACAGAACTTTTTTTCGAGGCATGTTTGGACCTGATGCGTGACCGATCGGAAAATAAAACTTGCGACCAGAAACTGCCACAGCAATCCCAACCACGTCGCCGTTTCCTATCACCGATCCTGAACCTGATTTTTTTAAATCGGGATCTCGAGTCTCCAAGTCAATCGCAATCTCATCGTAAGACCTAAGATCTGGAAACTCCTCTGGCTCTGTCCATTCTGTTTGTGCTTTAAAAAAAGGTATCTTCATTATAAATCTTTATTCCACCAAACAATTGTAATGATAACAATGGTAAAACCAATTAACCAATACACATGTGTTACATCTTGAACATTCATTTGTCCCACTCCTTTCTCAATCGATCTATTTCTAAGTCACAATAATGTTTTATTTTATTTAAATCTTCTATTTTATTTTTCTTTAAATATCTCACGACATATTTAATTACATTGCCTTGAAAAAAATTTAATTTATTTTCCATAATAAAATCAAAAGGTTGTATTTTTAATTTATAATGGTCACCTCCCTCTTGACGGTCAGATGCTTCTTGAAAAAATGATTTGTTTGTCATAACTGATAACCATACCTTTCTTTTTTTGCTCGCATAAGATAAAGATTATTTTTAGCACGAGTTGCACCAACATACCAGACTCTATGTTCCTCATCACTTTTTACATGGTCATGCATGATTGCATCTCTAATTTTTTTAGAGTTGTCTAAAATTAAAACTACAGAGTCTTCTTCACCACCTTTGGCTGCATGAATAGTTGATAATTTTATTCTTGCATCCTCTGTTAACTTCTCACCGTTTGACAACATGTGTCTTAAATAATCTCTTTCTACCATAGACACTGCTGTAAAAACTTCATACCATGGTTTTGTTTTATCTGGTTTACTATCACAACACTCCAATATATCCTTTATCTCATTATCTTCTAACGGCTCGCCTTTAGTCCACCTTGTGTAATTCACAATTGTTTTGTAAAGTTTTGCCTTAAAACTTTTACCTTTTTTATACTGATAATACAATCCCATCTCCTGTAATTTTTTCATGATGTCCTTAAGTCTGGTATTTGTTCTTGCAAGAATTAACCATTTACCTTTTTTTAAATCTAACTGTCCGATGTTATTGACATATTCAATCCTACCTTCAGTTTCTCTTGGCAAATATTTTTTGTATACTTTAATACCTTGTATTCTTTCAGTAATAACTCTTGATAATTCTTGAATAGATTTTGGTATGCGTCTTGATTGTGTTAGGATTTGTTCTGTTCCAGGTTCTTCAATAAAACGTGTAACATCTGCTCCTGCCCACTGAAATATTGCCTGGTCATCATCTCCTGCAAGATAGATATTATTTGTTTTAGTTTTTAAAATATCATACATCATCCACTGTAAAGGTGAAAGATCTTGGGCCTCATCAATAAATACAGCGTCAAAGTTTGGACACAATTCAGGTTTGTTAACAAATCTTTTTATCATGTCGTTAAAATCTAATAAATTATTTTTCTTTTTATACTCGGCTAGGTTTATAATGATGTGATGCAAAAGACCTGGATCAATATCTCGATCTTCATACTCTTCAATATCTTGGTTCTGCATTTTATTTATAATTTGAAAATAAATATTATCTGATGTTAAATAATGTATTTGTTGGTCGTTAAATTTATCAACATAATTTACTCGTATACCAAGTATCTTACCTAAGTCTTCATAGTGATAAGGTTGCATCACACTATCTTCGCTAAGACCAAGAGTATGAAATGCAAAAGCGTGAAGTGTTTGAAAATATTTTAATTTTTTATCTGGTAAATTTATTCGTCCTTTAGCTTCATTGGCAGCTTTACGAGTAAAAGCAAAGTAACCAACCTTTTTTATATCGTATTGTTTTACAAGTTCTAGTAACCTAGTAGTTTTTCCTGTTCCAGGTGGACCATAAATTTTATGTATCTTACAGGATGTCATCTTGATTTTTCATCTCAACGACCTCATCCATGGTTTCTTCTTTTGTAAAATATTTTAAAGATACTCTTACACAGTAGATGCCTTGTGCTTTTGATTTAGGAAATCTTTTTCTTTCACCAAACACTGCATGATAATTTTTCTGCATGAGTGTTGCAGTTCTATCTTCTTTTATTCTCCAATCTTTATTTTTTAAATGATTAAAAAAATGTTCGTAAACAAAATATGCATGGTCTTCTTCAATCAATGTTGATCCATTTTTAAATGATGCATAAGTTTTTGCAATAACTTGGAAAATATAATCGTTTAAATATTTGTGTAGTTGTTCTTCTGGGCTAGTTCCAGAGGCTGGTTGCATAACTTCCTCTGTATCTTTTAGTGTATCTAAAATAATTTGAAAATCGTTATCTTTTATTTTTGGTGGAATGACTGATGTCTGTGCTGCAATTATTTTTCTTAGTTCTCGCATCTCAATTAGTTTATCAATACTTCTTGCTACAATTTGTTTTTTAGTTTCTCCGCTACCTTTGTCTGGCAATGTAACCGTTAACCAAAACTCTGGTTCTGGTTTGTAATCATACTTAACTAAATTTGATAACATTGGCCAAGTTTTCTTTTTATCAGATGCAATACCAAACTTTCTTCGAACACAAACTGATTTTACACAATGATTGACGATTGGATCTTCGGTACAAGTATGTCCCTTGGTTTCTTTTTTCCATGATCTAATTTTTAATTTAACTCTGTTATCATCCCATTCTGGAGAATACTCAAAATACTTTCTAGCTGCAGCTTCTACTTTTTTCTCCCAATCATCAGGATATTTCTTTTTTGAAAAAACCATATAATTATATAGAAATCTATCTCGTCCGTCAGTTAATTTATTTTGAGTTAACGCTTGCAAACATGGTGGACCATCGTTAAACTCTTCGTCTCCAAATTTTAATTGTTTATTTATTATCTCTGAACCAAAATTTTCTATAGAGTCTTGTGTCTGTAAATTTGTTTCTACAATTTGTATAAATTGTTCTAATGTAAATTCTGTTCCGTCGTGTGGGTTAACCGCAACACGCTCTGTTTTATTGTAATAAGGTAGATTAATAAAGTTACCATTAATTTTTGTACCATCATCTGTAGTTCCTAATTCTGTTTGCTTTGGAAATATTTCTGTGGTTTGTTTTAATTTAAATGTAAATAATAATTTGTCTAAAAAGTTTCTAATTAAACTTGCCTTAATTTTTTTATTTAAAAATACAAAGATGTGTAGACCACCGCTTTTAGATTTTACTGGTACAACTGGTAAGTCCCATTTTACAATAATATCAAAAAAATATTTTGCGTTGAAATCTTTATATCGTTCAGGGTCAATGTCTATTGCACCAAACTGTGCCATACCCTCATCGTCACAAGGTTGAATGCCAATAGATTTTTCTCCGTTTAAGTGATCGATGTAGTCTTGGTCTGTAACTGCATCTTGTGACCAACCATAGTCACCTGGCTTGAATTTTAATTTTCCTGTATCGGGATCGGTATAACCATTTTTAACATTACAGTAACCATAGTTACGCCCTAGACCAGAAAATATTTTTATAAACCTGCTCTCCATACTCTACTTTCTTGATGGGCAGTTTGACCTGCCCATCGATGTTTAAACTAAATAGGTGAATTAGATTTTTCAGAAGTCTCACCATGTTTGACTGCAACGTCTCCTTTTGAAACGCTTTCAGAAAAACTTCTAGCTTGCTGGTAAACTGCTTCATCTTGCACTTGACCAACTTTGCTAATCTCCCAACCAAACCATGTACCTTTATCATTAGACTGTTGCACAGTCTTTAGATTGTAAATGTGGCTAAAAGATGCCGGAGTAAATAAACCCTTGGAACCTTTAAACTTAATTTGGTTAATCATTGTATTCCATTTTCTACTAATTTTTAATTGAGTAGATTTCATGGCGATCAATGCGGTTGATGGTGTTTCTCCCATCGTTATCACAAAATGGCTTGCTGTCTTCTCAATATAATTACCATTTTGTAATCTATCTTTGAAGTCTGCTCCTCTAGTTGTTTGTGATAAGATATCACTGCTTGATGGATGAATTGTAACTGGAGCTCCTGGGCCATCGCCTCTGTCTCTCCATTCAATGTATTCCAATTTATAATGACACGGAATAACATTTAATCCTTTTTCTCCATCAAATAATTCTGAAGTCACTGAATTGTAAATCATGCCAGGTTCTGCACCCTCTACATATTTACCATCCCTTTTGTTAACTTCTGGAGATAATTGACCAAGTATTTTTAAAAAGGGTAATGCTAAATCTTCTTGAGTTAGATTACCAATACCTTGGCCAGCGTCAGCTTCAAACATGTTTGAAGGCAACGCATTTTGCTTTTTCGTCATTGCTTGTTCTTTGCTCATCGTTCTTATTTCCTTGTTATTTTAGTTCTGTTTCCTGCGAACACGTTAAATAGTTCTGTAGGCATATCTGCTCCGGACTCGATACGCTCACGAACTAAAGCTTTCAGAGTCATGGGTTCAACTTTTAGTTTTTGAACCGGTTCGAACCCACGCTCCTTGGCAAGGTTTGCATAATTGCTAGCCTTGTTATCTTCGTTACGACCAAAGGAAACGGTCACTTCATTTTTAATGATGTCACCTAGGTCGTTATCTCGAAGCCATTGAAATGCCTCTTGTTTTTTACCTTCTGATATTGAGGCACCGTAGACGGGCTTCACTTCTATCGCTGAGCCGTCTGCTAATTTCATAGTCTTAATATTCATCTCAGACATCATGTTTGGAATAACATCGCCTGAAATATGTGACGCTTCTGCTTTTAATTTTTTTACAGTGTCTTCTGCGTCTTTTATTTGATCTTCTAAATTTTTTAATTTTAAAACTTGTGAGGACAATGCATTAGCATCATCAACACCAGTTAATACTTCTTGTTTATCTTCTTCAAAATTAATTGTCATCTATTTTACCTTTCTCGTAGATATTAATTTTTATTGGGTAATATCTTCTTTCTTGTTTATCCCATTTCAAAAGGTTGAAAGAACCATTGTTCATATCTGAAACAATACAACATGCGACTCCAATAATTGCTGGGTCACCTGTAAGCAAAATGTAATCTTCTGGTTTAAAGTCTTTCAATAATTTTCTTAATTTAAAAATTAAAGGACCTGGAGAAAAAATAATTTGCGAAGTTTCTGGCAATAAAATTTTTAACTCACCATATTCAGCTGCACCAATAATGTTAATTTTAGGACGACCATCTCGTGTCCCTGGTACATCTTGTAATACATATACAATATTTTCTTTCATAACTTTCTTGACAAAGCTATATACTTTTGGTAGGCCCTGTCAATAGAAAGAAAAAATTAAATTATGAATTACAAATTTAAAACAAAGCCATTCGCGCATCAATTAAAAGCGTTAGAAATGTCGTGGAAAAAAGAAGTCTTTGCCTATTTTATGGAGATGGGTACAGGTAAATCTAAAGTATTGATTGATAATATTTCTATGCTTTATGATAATGGTAAGATCAATGGTGTCCTAATTGTGGCACCCAAAGGTGTGTATAAAAACTGGTCTGACTCAGAAATACCCACACATATGGTTGACCACATAGAAAAAAACGTGGTGGTTTGGCAGTCTTTAATTAACGAAAAACAAAAACAAAAATTAAATAGTTTATTTAAAACGGGTGAGCACCTAAACGTATTGGTTATGAATGTCGAAGCATTCTCAACTAAAAAAGGTGTGGAGTTTGCAAGTAAATTTTTATCTTGTCATCGTGCTATGATTGCTATCGATGAGTCCACTACGATAAAAAACCCTAGTGCTAAGCGAACTAAGAATATTTTATTACTATCTGAACAAAGCGCATATAGAAGAATCTTAACTGGATCTCCTGTAACTAAATCACCACTAGATTTATTTAGTCAATGTAAGTTCCTTGATCCGTGGTTGTTGGGTCATGAGTCTTATTACAGTTTTAGAACACGATATGCCATGATGCGAACTGCAAACTTTGGTGGCCGATCTGTGCAAATAGTTGTTGGATACAGAAACTTGTCTGAGCTAACAGAAAAGATAAAACCTTTTTCATACAGATGTTTAAAAGATGATTGTTTAGATCTTCCTGAAAAAACTTACATGAAGCGTTCAATACAAATGACAGACGAGCAACAAAAAATATATCGTCAGATGAAAGAAATGGCGCTTGCATATTTAAACGGCAAACAAGTAACAACCGCTACAGTTATTACACAGCTTATGCGACTACATCAAATTACTTGTGGTCATTTTGCATCAGATGATGGTGAGATTCAGGAAGTTAAAAATAATAGAATAGGTGAACTGATGAACGTGTTGGATGAGATTGAAGGTAAGGCTATTATCTGGGCTCACTACCGACACGACATTGAAACAATCGTAAAGGAGGTTGAAAAAAAATATGGAAGTAATTCAATCGTTACATACTATGGTGACACGACTACAGAGGATCGTCAAAAAGCGATTAAACAGATTCAAGATCTATCCGGTCCTACAAGATTCTTGGTCGGAACGCCACAAACCGGAGGATACGGAATCACACTAACTGCAGCGTCGACTATGGTTTATTATTCTAATGGTTATGATCTTGAAAAACGTCAGCAGTCAGAAGCTCGTATTGATCGTATCGGTCAGAAAAAAAATATGACCTACGTCGATATTATATGTGAAGAAACAATCGATGAAAAAATTGTAAAAGCTCTTCGTAAAAAAGTAAATATTGCAACTCAAATTATGGGTGAAGAACTTAGGGAGTGGATATGAGAGCGATAGCTATATTATCAGCAGCTTTTATTGCTGTATCATTTATATATTTTTTAGCATAATTTTGGAGGTATCACGGGTCATGGAAGGGTCGTTTCGTTAAAAATTAAGGCTCTCAGGCAGGATTTTTATAGCAGTTCTAAGCCTTTTGCAGCTAAAAAAGCTAATCCAGCAATAATCAGTCCTAGGACGTAATCTATCTTTTTAGATGTCTTATCGATGTCCTGGTGCATGTGTTTGAGATGATTATTTTTAATAGAATTAATATCTTTTTTGAGACCTGTAATATAGCCGTACAAAGCTACAATGTGTTCACCAGTTGTTTTAGGTTCTTTTGCCATTACCCTAGTCCCCTTTGACGTAGTCTGATTGCTTTTTCTGATGGTGATAATAAAGCCTCTTCTGTTGGTGTCAAGCCACTTTGTGCAGCCACAGCTGGTTGAACAGGTGGTGTAACCACAGCTGGGTTTGGTTGTGGTGTTTGCGGAGCTTGGGTGGGTAGAGAGCTTTGTGCACCTGGCTCAGGTAATAAATAATCTTCCACGTTTATTTCTTGATCAAAATTTTTATTTAGTTTTAATCTACCTAATTTTCTTTTTATTCTACTAATTTGTTTAAGAGCCTTTCTATTTACAGGAGAGCGAAATCTTTGTGTTTCAAAATCTTCTTGTAGCTTCTCAGCTATATCTCTTTGTCTTTCTTTAAAACCCTCTGGTATATTTAATGGTTGGTATCGATTAGCTTGAATAAAATTATATGTTTTTCTTAAATTCTTTTTCTTAAATGTGGTAAATAATTTACCTTTATCATATTTTAAAACATTAGCAGCATCTACCACTCTTTTTAATTCTGATAGCGATTGATATCTAGCCTTATTAGCTTTAATGTAAGCTCTAATAATATCATTTTCTGTTACCGGTGCACCTCTAGCAGTTTCAACGGTTAATAATTTTCTATCGTCAAAAATTTTGTTTTGAAATTTAGCTATTTTAGATTTAATACCTTGATCCAAATCTAATTTAACACTACGTAGTCCAATAAATCCTGCAAGTTCTTCTGGCACCTCATATTTTTTACCATATTTACCACTAGGTTTATTTAAAACTGCATCGTACAATCTTTCTAACTGTTGCACAGAACCAGGTGCTAATTTTCTAGTCACATATTCTGATATTGCTACAATTTTATCTCCTAACGGTGCCGAAGGATTTACAATCTGTCTACCCTTTGGAAAGTCTCTTGTTGGTTTTGTACGCCCACCTCTTAAAAAAATATCATTAAACGTAGAAAACCAAATTGATTCATCAACAAAAGGTCTCATTAATCTAACAATACCCCTAGCTGTTCCTTCAACAAACCCTTTTATTAATGGTGAGTCTGGGTCAAAGGTTTGTTCTCTTGCTACACCAGAAACAACACTTTCTAACGGGTTGGTTACAGTATCATAAGGTAAAGCCTGACTAACATCTACGTACATGTATTCACCTTTTTCGTTACGATAAGGGACAATTGTAGAGTCTTCAGAAAAACTTGGTAAAAATTCTCTAACAGCTGCTAATACCTCTTTACTAATTCCATAAAGTCCTCTAAAAATTTCTGGAATAACATAACCAAGTCCTCCAAGTGTAAAAGCATTACCAAATAATCTTCTTGCTCCCATACCACTTCTAATTGGATCATTAAGATGTTTTAGTGATAGTTGAACAGAATTTCCTGTCGTTCTAACCATTTCGGATGCAAAGGAAACGAAGTTTCCAAGTGGTGATCTTCGTGATGCTTGGATAAAACTTCCTGTTAATGCATAGTTTGGCACTGTATTTCTTACAATATCTGCCGCTTCACGCATCAAGGCAATGTCTGCTGGAAGTTTTTTAATGATACCTTTTTGCAGTGCTACTTTGTGTGCATTTTTTAAATTATCAAACTCAGCTAAAAAACTAAATATTTTAAAAATGTCATCTTCTGCAAGATATAGATCTTGAGCACCTTTATAAATTTTACTCATGGTCTTGCCAAAGCCTTTAAATATTCTCTCAAATACATCCCCGCCTTTTCCAATATCATCAAATAATCCAGTAATGTCTTTGTAGGTTGCACTACTACTTGCAACTCTTTCATCTAATAAAAATTTATACAACGCTTGGTCTCTTGGTAAGTTACGGTAAAGAAATTGTGGTTGAACTGTATTAAAAGATCGTTTAAAATTTTTTAACAAAAACGCAGGGTTTTTAAGCAAGTTTCCGTTCATACTTACAAACGTCCCTGCAGTTGCAAAGTTACGAGAATGTGTAAATGGACCTAAAACTGTTTTTGATATTTGTGCCATACCTTTTGGTATTAATATGAAATTTCTATAAAGTGTTGATTTAGCTAAATCCTCTAGTGGTGCTTTTTCTGCAAAATCTAAAGCTTCTGCAAAATCTTTTCTAGTAAAATAACCATTGACAGGTGGCACATAGTTTTTTCCTAATTCAGATTTTAGTTGTAGTCCTGTACGTGAGGATATGACGTCTGTTTTTGGAAACGCACGAACTGCCTCTTCGTAAGTTGGATAAAGTATAGCTCTCTCGCCTTTTGCTCTTGCCTCATCACTAGCTTTTACAATATTTCGATAAAACTTATCTTTAGCTACAAGTTGTCCTAAATCGTTAATATAATTAAATAGGGTCTCTCTTGGATCTCTAGTAACTCCAAAAAATCTTTCTAAATTTTTTAAATCAGATTTTGTTTTAATAAAATCAGTTGCTACAAATTTATTTTGTTTTACACTGTTTGCAATGTTTACTAGTTGAGTAGCTTTATCATCTAACACTTGAGTTGGAATAGGAAACTCTGGAGTTTTTGTTGTAGAATTTTGTCTAACATTTCTTAAAATACCCTCAGTTAAAAGGTCTAAGTCTGTATCATCGTAAACTTTACCAATACTTTGCCCATATCTAGCTATAATTTGTTTTACGTCATTAATAGATTCTTGTGTGGGTTTATAATTTTTTACACCAAAAAAATTTTTATTAGTAAATATTTTATACTCTGATCTAAAAAAATTGGTAAATCTTTCAGACATAATTTCATTAAACTCTTTTATATTTAACGGAGTTGCTCGACCACCAAACAAAGCATTTTTAGCCGTGTTCATTGCATTTCTAACATTAGTTAGTGTATCAACTAATATAGTTGCTTGTTCATCTACAATTCCAAAATTACCTACATAATCTTTAAATTCTTTTAATTTTTTTTCATCGAATCCATTAAATACAATTCGATTACCAATAGTTGCGTCTGAACCAGAAAATAATAATTCATCCATTTTACCTAGTACACGACCTGGTGTTCCATCATTAGTAAGTGGTTTTGATCTCTGAACAACTTTGGCTAAATTAACATCAATATCTTTTACAAGATCTTTTGCAGTTAAATCTCTTCGTTCAATTCGACCTAATGCTTTTATTTGTTCTTCAAAAAGCGTAGGATCTTTTTTACCTCTGGCTTGAAAAGGCTCTCTAAGTCTTTTGTCAATAAGTCTTTCTAATTTTGAATTACTATAAGCTAAATCTTTACTTTGCTTTGACAATAAATTACCAATTAATTTACCACCATAAACAAATGGCACAGTGATTAAGGTGTTCTCTGTGCCAAACTTAAATCGATTACTTAACTTTCTTATGGCATCATCTTGTGCCGTAGCTCTATCCTCTCGATCTATAGCTGTAGGACCACCAAAAACATCACCAAAAGTTCCAATGTCCTCTATATCCACAACAAAAGATGTGCCTGCTCCGCCACCACCAACCACAGCAGCAAATCTTTGTGTGCCTGATAGTTTATTTAAATTTTTTGCTTTTTTAAGTGATTTTAAATTATTATTGCTTGGTATAACGACTTTATTATTTTTAGCTGCAGTAATATATTTATTAGCAATCGCTTTTGCTTTTTCTGCACCTTTAATTGTAAGATTAGTACCAACTTTTGCTGTATTATATACTTGAACAAAAGCAGAAACTAACCTTCCTGCTGCTCTTTCTCTTGCTGTCTCTTCTGCAGCTTTGGATATTTTACCAACAAAGGTATCATAAAAAGCTTTATCCAATCTAGCTGCATAACCTTGATCAACCGGAATACCATCTTCTTGAAAAGCATCTAATATTTCTGCACCTAATTGCACAAAACCATAAGGAACTTTTATAACACCATCAACAGCACCTGCTAGCATGGCTGTAAAAGCACCAACATCATTATCAGGTATCTCATCGCCTAAACCAAAATAATCAGAAAGACCGGCTTCTATTGGTTTTTTTCTAAAATCTTTTTCTGTTAAGGTTTCTGGTATTGGTACAAATTTTTCAGACGACATTTAATTTTATCCTCTCGGTATAAGAATTAACTCACCTTTATCAAATAAATAAAAATTGTCTCTACCACCTCTTATATCTAGGTAAATTTTACCTTGGTTAAAACTGACACCAGCGTTTAATTTTGGTTTTAATTTACCATCTACTTCCTGAACATCATCATTTGTAAAAAGAAAATCACTTCCTAAATTAGCATTAGTCACGGTTACATTTTCATTTAATTTAATACCGCCTTGTCTAATATCATCTAAAACCCCAGCATATTTATATGCAGATGTGCCAAGTCCTTGAAAAATTAGTGACGTCTCTTCACCTTCTAATATTTTCTCTATTCTCTTTTGTTTCGCTTCCTTTGGATCTCCTGGTTTTCTAAATCCTGATTCGCCTGCTTTTTTTAAGGCTGCTAGTCTTAAAGCTCTATCTGATTGTAAAACTCCTGACGCTGCAGTTAATCCAAGTTGTCTTTTAAACTGATCTTCAGCTCCTACTTGTTTTGCTAAGTCGGCTGCTGGTGCTTGTGCTGCTCCTAATACATCTGTAAAAATATTACCTGTGCTAGGTCTAGATGCAATTGCAGGTCCAAACCTTAAAAGAAAATTTGTAAGTGCCGCTTGTCTAGATGGGACACCTGCAAATCTTCCTAATAGTTCTGCTTGTTGTTTTATTCTCTCTATTTGAGACCCACCTTGAAGTTCATCTATTTGTGCTTGAGTAAAACCTTTAACAGCAAATTTTTCTCTATCTTTAATGCCAGTCATTACACCTTCCATAGCAGGTCCGCCTTTTCTAAACATGGGTCTTTTTAATATTCTACTCATTATTATAATCTCGGAAATAATGGTCTAGGATTTAAAGCTCCGTATATTCCTGCAAGAGTTGATCCAACGCCAAGAGCTGTTGCTAATGGGCTAGGGTCTGGTTGTGATGTGAAAGCATCTCTTTGTGGATATCCAGATATAACTGTTCCTACACCTGACTGTAATAATTGTAATCTTTGTAACGGTTCTAATTCTGCCTCTTTTGCAGCTTGTCTTGCAGCATCTAATTGTGCTTGAGCAAAAGCTTGTTGAACACCACCTATTCTACCAAGTTGTGAAATATCTTGTTGGCCCAAAGCTTGTTGTTGAGCACCTAGTCCTGCTTGAAATGCACCTAAACCTCCAAGAGATTGTGCTAACGATTGTCTTGCTCCACCAATACCTAGCGCAGCTCCAGCTAAACTTTGCTCTGCTTGACCAATACCAAGTTGTTGTCCAGCGAGTCCTGCTTGGGCTTGAGCTAAACCTAATCGTCTATTAAAATCTTGTCCTGCTAATTGTTGTGCTTGTGTAAATCCTTGTTGTAATAATCCAGCTTGTAATGCTGCTCTGTTTGCATCTGACCTTGCTCCAAACTCTGCTTGTAAAACTCCTTCACGTCCACCACCAAACGCACCAGGCACTCCTAGCACGGCCGCAGACTGTCTTGCCTCTTCTATTTGTCTTTGTCTATCAAACTCTGCAAGTGTTGTATCAATAACGTCTTGTTGAAAAGGTGAGGTATAAGCTTGATATGCGGTTGGTCCAGTAAGTCCTGCCGCTCCTGTTAATGTTGTGCCTACATCGGTAAGTCCTTGTTGTGCTGCCGTGATTGCTCCAGGAACATTTGCTAGTCTTAAGTCAGCTGCAGATATAGCTGCAGGAACACCGCTTAATTGTGATACCGCTTCTGTTCCTCTAGTCGCTGCATCTGTTAAAAATGGTTGAAACGCTCCAACACCAGAAGCTGCAAGCGTTGCAGCTTGAGTTTGTAATGGATCCTGCGCTGCTACTGTTGGTGCAAAAGCAGCTGTATCAATTGGTGTGCCTGCTTGTCTTGTTAATGTATCAGCAAAAGTTTGACCTAGTGCCTCAACAAATGGTGCGGGTAATACTCTTTGTACTGTTTCTGCCATTACGCTACTTTATCCTCCAGTTTCTTCATTGTGTCATACATCTTTTGTGCACCCTTTTCAATGCTTCCGTTGCCTGCTCCTCGAACTGCATCAGCAGTCATAACAAACTCATTTTTACTAAGCATTGCTGGCACGTCATCTGCTTTTTCTTTTATACCCACAGGTACAAAACCACCTGTTTCTCTGTAATCTCTTTCTTTAATACCAGCTGCATTTGTTCTCATGATACCTGTTGGCATACCACCCTTGGCTAAACCTTGATTATAGTCATCTAGTGCATCACGCTCATCATCGGTAAGTTGATCTAAGTTTTTACCAAATAACATTTGAGCTAAATCATTTAATGAGTCCATTGTATCTGGTGCCGATGCCATCATGATACCGCTCTTGTCTTTACTACCTTCTGCATAATCTACACGACCACCTACCGCATAAGTTTGATAACCTTTTTTTCTTAACAGTTTAAACAAAGCTTCTTCTGATTTTATACCTTTTAAAACATCAATATACATATCCATTAATTCTTCATCACCTGTATTTTCTATGAAATCTTTAAAACTTTCAAAACCACCCGAACCTTCTGCAAGACCTACACGGCCACCCTGTGCACCTCTAAATTTTTCTTGTAGTCTTTGCAATTCTTCATAAAAATCTATTAATTCAAATTCATTTAAATCTTTCACAGGTTTTCCAAACATTCTCATAGATATCTCATCCCCTTCATCTCCCATTGACGATGCCATCATAATACCACCTTCTGCAGCCATGGTATATGGAACAGATCCAATACCAGGAAAACCTCTTGAAAGATTAGCTGTGTAAGCAGCTCTTAATTTTGCAACGTATTCATTTCTCTCTTCTGTACTCATATTTGCAATCTCTTCTTCACTTTTTTGATCTTTTGCAGCCAACAAACCAGATAAAGCAGATATTCCTGCTATGTTTCTAAAAGCACTACCTCTACTAAGAAATTGACCAAGTCCAAAAGATTTTGGTGCAACACTAGCAATTGCTTCATTTGCAACTGGTCCACGAAGTCCTAAACCACTTAAAAAACCCGCAGTGGGTTTACCTACAACTGGAATATTAGTTAATGCAAATTTTTGAAAACCAGCTCTTTGAAATGGTCCTAAAGCTCCACCGCCTAAATAATATAAGCCAGCAGCGGCTAGTGCTGCCTTACCAACATCACTCTTTGCAACTTTTTTAATTGGTTTAGTTACTTTTTTTACAACTTTTTTAACTGACGAGCCCATAGTGTCCTTTTGTAAATCTTTTTGTTTGTCTGTAAACTTCACCGTTTGGTGATACGCGTAGCCAGCTTACATATTTATTTAATCCTAATAACTCAGTAAAATATTTTTTAGTCCAACGATGAACCTTTATAATATTACCTATACAAACTGTATCGATGTGCCATGGTCGACTACCACTATTCCAATCACCCGGTTCTAGCTCGGTTGTTTTTAAATATCTATTTTCAGCCTCTTTATTTAAAAAAGCCCAGTTTGTAAAAGCAATCACGTTTTCTCCGTCCTTGTGTATTTTATACTGTTCTAATTGAAAAGAT